CTTGCGTTATTCTTGCTTATCAGTATGTCGTTATCCCCAACACAACAGATGAACACGAAGAAACCCTCGGTATTTAGACCTTATGAAGAATTTGGAATAGTTACCCAAGAGGACATTTACCCGGACACAATAGATTTAAGGTTGTACACGAGTCATGGGAGGCTAAAATATAGTAGATAATGTGGTAATTCGGAAATACCGAATAAACACTTTAAATTAATGAGAGTAACAATTACTTTTATATTTTAAACGAGAGTAAAACAACAAGACAATGACAACTAAAAAAACGAAATTAAGTTTGTCGACTAACGACACAACAATGTCAATTGAATTTGATAACTGGGATATAGACTTAGACCAATACTTTCAAGCATTTAAGACTCTACTTATTGGGGCAACATTTCAAGAATCTCAAATAGATCATTGGATAATAGATGAGGGAGAGTTATTGAGCGATAAAGGGGATAATGATGAGCGACAAACTAAGAGTAATTTATTTTAATAACATTAAAAATGTTTTACAAAACGACACTTTAATTGCATTTTAATTAACATTAAGTGTAAGTTATTTGTCGGTAAAAACCATCATTAATTAAGTAAATGTCACATATTGAGGGTAAAATCCGACAAATTATGTCAGAAAGTTAGGGTAAATTGTAACGAATTTATATGCAAAAGGGTATAATATTGCACAATTTAATACATTTTATATGCACAAGGGTATAATTTAAAGTAAAAGTGCATTATAGGGCACATTATAAGTGAGTGCAACCCAAGATAAATGAGTGCATTTAACAATAAAAAAAGTAAAGCTATAACTTGACAAATTTATATAAAAAGTAAAGCTATAAATTGAAAATGAAAACGCAAGAAGATTATAATCTAATGGCAATTGATTGGGTAGAACAGTATATTGCCAATAATAAACCCTTGTTTAATGTAAAAGTGTTTGATGGGATAACTATGGAGAATACCCATTACACTCTTACATATTGGGTATATCGGTTAAAGAATAGCAAAGGTCGTGATCAATATGGTTCTTTTGCTAAAATAAAAAAGTTTAAAGATTGGCACAATAAACAAACGCAATTATGAAAAATCAAATTGGACTTGGCGATTTCTTCCAAGAAGTTTTAAGTAAATTAAATTTGGCCATTAAGGATCAAGAATTACTTGATAGCTTAAATGATTCAAGATTACATTGCACACCCGGACTTGAATTAATATATCCAAAAGATAAACCATTTGAGATGCCAGTAATATCTAAGGTAGATGCTAATGAGATTCTTAAAGAAGTTAATGAGAAGGAAGTATTATTTGAGAATTTCTGGAACTTGTATAATAAAAAAACTAATAGAGTTAAAGTAGAGGCCAAATTTCTTAGATGTTCCATTTCAGAGATAAATAAGATTATGGAAACATTGCCTTATTACATTAAATACACACCCGATGTTAAGTTTAGGAAAGACCCTATTACCTACCTTAACCAACGTACTTGGGAAGATGAAATATATCTACCAAGAGTTATCCAAACAAAAGAAAATCCTTTTAAGTTTTAGAATAACAAAATAACATGAAATCAAATAATAAAGTATCATTCGCAGATTTAGATGCGGAGAAGGAAGTTATCGCACTTCTTTGTAATTACCCTTCATTAACTAAAGAATGCCAAAAGGCAATCAATCCCGATGTATTTCACTTTGCCTCCACTAAGGCTATTTACTTGACTTGTATTGAATTATTTTCAGAGAGTGGTACGTTTTCCTTATCCAACCTTGTACTAAGGCTTAAAACGCAAGGAAGTAATGATTGGGCATTAATCTTGGGGGCCACAACAAGTAGAAATCCATTAAATGCAAATGAGTTACTTATTTACTTAGCCGAATTGAAAGGTAAAAGGGATTTGCTAAATTTATCAAGGGAACTAAATAATGATTTAGCTAATGGACATGATTACTTTACACTTGTGGATAAAATAACAAACTCAATAGGCAACGACCTTATTAAGAATGATTCTAATGAAATCATTGAAATGAAGGATGCCCTAATGACTGCCGTAACCACAATTGGTGATGTAATGACTAATGGATCACTAAGTGGTGTTCCTACAGGCTATAAGATATTAGATGATGTGACAGGTGGTTGGTTAAAAGGTAATGTTGTATTGTTTGCTGCAAGACCGGGCCAAGGTAAAACCATTTGTCTATTAGAACATTCCCGCCATGCCTCACAAATGAATAATAAGGTTTTGTTTTTGTCTTTAGAAATGCCTGTAATCTCACTTATTTATCGAATGATTAGTGGTCAATTAGATGACTCTACACCTTATTCTAAAATAAAGACTGGCAAAATAAATATTGAACAATTTACAAATATCCAAAGAGATGCCGTTACTAAGCTTGAAAAGTTGCCTATAACATGGTATGATGGTGCTAATAGGGATATTAATTATTTATCCTCATTAATTCAAAAGATTGTTAGGGAGAAAGGAATTAACATGGTGGTAATTGATTATTTGCAATTGCTCACCGATAGTTCAATTAAGAGCAATGAAGAAACTGCGGTGGTAGGAAGTGTATCCAAGAAGATACAACAGTTGGCTAAGAAATTAAACATTCCCTTCTTATGTGCAGCACAATTAAATCGTGCATCCGAATCAAGAAATACTCATAGGCCAAGGCTTAGTGATCTTAGGTCAAGTGGGCAAATAGAGCAGGATGCCTCGGTGGTTATAGGTTTATACCGAGATGACTATTATAAATATGAGAAAGCTAAAGAAGAAGGCAATGCTAATGTACAATTTGATAATACTATTGAGTACATATTTATGAAGAATAGAGATGGTGACACAAGAACCGCTGAAATGTATATTGATGTGGCAACAAGTAAGATATTAGATACTAATAACTTTGATAAGAAGTCACCATTTTAAGATAAGGGTTAAATTTGATTTCATGGTTGTATTAATCCCCTTGGTTTCTGACCTTGGGGATTTTTGTTAATGCAAAAGGTGACAATACTTGCCACCCTTGCAATCCAAACCACAAAACAAACACAAAATGAAACGCAAGGGTAAATATATTAAAATAAATGAGAAATGCGTGCTATTTGTCCATGTTCTTTTGAATGTAAAAATCCTTCGATAGCCTTAGGTGCATGAACGTATCCATTACGATGATGCCATGAGTCTGTACCCGATGGACTCCTTAAACTTTCCACCGTTACCCCTATAAAATCCTTTGATGTTTTGTGATGAACGTGGTGTGTATAAACATATCTATGTTTAGTATCACCCCAATCTTTCTTAGCCTCCTCGGCCATTAATAATCCTAAGTCCGTAATCTTTGCCCCATCACCATGTGTAGTGCCAATAAGATTGTTATAATACCTATAATACTTCCTATGATTAATAGAGCAATCAAACGTAATTGATTCATCTAATCTAAACCATGATTGAATAGCATCGGCTAAGAAGAAACCATTTGTATAATCGTGATTACTTGGGTTATAAGTAATGTGTACATTGGCCACTAACCTAAGTATCTCAATTACTTCAACATATAACTTTTTAGCTAATAAGAAATTAGTGTACCACATCCCATCGGTATCTTGTGATGTCCCAGCGGTAGTTGTTCTTTTAGGTGTGTCAATATGTAAGATGTCATTACCAATAACTAATACTATTTGATCAATGTTAAATCCTTTGACTTTATTTAAAATACCATGAACTCCTTCATGTACACGTTGAACCGCAATGTTACTATTATAATCTTCACCAGTTTCAAATGCAGTTGCAAGCTTGCCAATATGAATGTCTGCTGGATCAATAACCAATAGATGGCCATCGGTATATTCTTGATAATTAACTTTGTCATAGTTAGGAGAATGATTATTCATCTCCTCTATTATAACATCCTTTAAATCACTATAAGTTTTTTCTGATTTGTCTAATCTAACCGCTACCGAATATTCCTTTGTCTTATCCCAGTAGAGTGTAACATCATTTACATTAATACCACGTTCTTCACAATGACTTGCAAGGCCACTATGTTCTTCTGATAAGTTGTATTTCTTTATTTCTTGCTTAGATCGTGCACTGGTTAAAATACCATGCTCAATCATAAACTTTCGAAGTCCATTAGGTTGTTTGTAACCATATAAATTGTGAAAGTTATCGTGAAAATCTTTGCTACTATAACATGAATTAAAAAAATGTTCTCTTACTTTTTCAATGCGTTCAATTGTTTTTTGTTCCATGTTTGTTTGTTTTAACGTACAAGTAGGAACTTAAAATAGATATATCCTACTATTATTAAACTTTCAATTAAAATGGTGATGACTGCCCAAGATGGAATAATATTTCTTATTACAATTTTTGAAGAATCTTTAATATTAGAAGTTTCCATATTACGATACTTTTTTTCATAAACATTCTTTATAGAATCAATGTTTATTGTGGCTTGTATCTTGCCCTTGTAAGACCTTATAATTACCTTGCCTTGTGGTAGTGTTATCTTTGAGTAGAAAGTCGTTAAGATGCCCGCAGAATCGCAAGGATTATCAATAGTTAGTGTGTCATGGATAGCATCGTATAATGTAATTACTTTGTAATCACGAATCGTATCTATTCGTATCTTTTCGGATACAACTGTTACAACCTTAGAAGGCTTGCAAGATATAATGCAAGAAAGTATAAACAAAAATGTTAATTTTTTCATGAGAAATATAATTGAGATTCAGAAAGCCTTCTATTAATTAATCCTTTTGATATTTTTCCAGCACTATATTTATACTTAGCAAATTCGTTTGCAATAGATGGGTCATTAGGATTAATATTTACTTTTTTAAGTAATGTAGATTTTTTTAATGTAGGCCCACCAATATTATAACATAAAACACAAAGTGCATCAAATTGATTTTGATTAATGTCATCTCTACAATAAGAATCAACATCTCGTTCATAAGAAACTAAAAGAGCCTCCAATAGTTCGGTGGCTCTCTCTTGTGTTATTGGGGAATCGGTTAATTTAACTTTAGTACCATCTTCGTAGTAAGTACTACCGAAACCAATTGTGATTACATTCGCTGGGCATAAATAAGCCTTAGCTTTAAACCCTTCGTATTTCTTAATTAACTCTAATCCAAGATTACTGATCTTTGTGATTTTCATTAAGCTTTGCTCTTAATTCAATGTTTTCGGTTCTTAAACCATTAATCTCGGTTGTTAAACTTTCAACCTTTATCTTTAATTCAGCAACCTCGGCTTTTAATTCTTGTGCCGTTTCTCGCCATAACTTAATGGCATCGGATACATTTTCTATTTCGGTCTTTTGGACTTCTACGTTCTCTTTCTTTCGGCCTATAACCCAACCAAATATACCTGCTATAACCGAAGCAATGCTTGGCAAGATAGTGTCTTCAATATTTAAATCCATTTTATTCTCCACTATTTAAAGGTTCATCATTACTTGCAATAGCCTCATCAACAATCTCACTTGTGGTTTGGTAATCAACCTCGGTTGGAGTTGCTAATTTTTCTTTTGTTTGTAGTTGGGCCTGCTCATCAGCAAAGAATACAGGAGAGTCATCTATTGTAACACCTTCGGTCTTAACAATATATTGTAAGATTAAGTCATCATTCGTACCCCACTTAGCTACAATGTTATCGGGTAATACAATATTCTTAGTGTACATAGATGCACCATCAAATGTTTTGTATTCCAAGAAACAAGTTTGATTGCTACCAAATAGCACATAGAATAAACGAATATGCAAACGAGTTGCAATAGTACCAAATGCCTCAATAGGCTTTATACGAACAATGTAATCCATATCTTATAATTCTATTTCTTCTTCTATTTTAAACTCTACTCCACTAACCCATCCATTAAGGAAAACGTATTGATCTAACTCAGCTGGGTTATTAATAACAATTGTTTGATAATCAAACTCCTTGTCACTTAATTCTTTTATTTGTTTGCTTAACTTAGCAAGATTCTCTTTAGTGTAGCTATACTCGCCTTTCTCATCCATGATAACATTATTCTTATCATCGCAAGAAGCACAATCTAAACGTAGAGCATCTCTATCTTCATTATAAGCATCTAAATAGGACTGTAACTTTTTACGAATAATCCCTAATTTCTTTTGACCTTTTGTTTCTTCATTGTAGATATTACCTGCAATGTAAGCGACAACCATAAATAAGTCTTTGTACGATTTTTTCATTTTGAATTGTTTGTTTATGAGTTTGCGATACTTGTCAACCATATAAATATTGATTACACAACAAATATAAGTTAATTATTTTAATATTAGCAAGTTATAAAACTTCCATTTAAACCATTGTAATCTACAACAATACTAACTGTTGAATCATAATAATATGGATTACCCCACTCATAAGCTATTGCGTTTGAATTAGTAATGTTACATTGATTAAATAATCTATAAGATATAGTTCCACTATTATTAGTCAAACTAAATGCACTTGGAAACATTTCATAACCACTCATTGCAACACCCGAACCAATTTGTGGGTATATAGTTACAATAAACCAATTTTTAGAATAAACTTCACTAATAGTAAAATTATAAGTAGTAGTATATCCCCCATTATAATTCATCATATTTAATATATACTTATAATCACCTAACCAATTATTATTAAATCCACTAAATCCACAAAACAGTCTTAGATTAATTTTGGCTCTACCTGCTACATTATATTGACTAAATGAGTTTGTATATTGATTATTATTATAATATAAAATAAATTGATGTGATGAAGTTTCTACACCTAAAAAACTAAAATTATCAACTTTATAATTTACATAACCAACATTATAATTACCGGGTGATAAAGTAACATTATTAGTAAACTCAGTTCCATCCCAAGACCATTGCCCACTATTAACACCACCATTAAGTCTATAAATAGATGCACTATATGTTGCAGGAATTCTTATGCTATATGGGGCCACACTTGCATTATTAATTGTAAGACTTATGCTATGTGTAATGGTATTATCATCAAATGCGTGAACCGCAAATGTATTACTACTTGCTCTAAATATTGGGTTAGCATTATTTGTTTCAATAAAGTTACTAAAGCTTGGTTGTACTGCGGCCAATATTGTAACGTAGGCATTTGCAGAAGTAGCATTGCCACCACCACCACCAACTGAAACAGTATTAGTAAAATTACCAACCGTATTAGCATTACCTATAATATAAAAGTCATAAGTACTACCTACTGTTAGTGTATTGCTTGTGTAAAAATTAACATTGCCTCCAGATTCATAATAACTCCATCCAGCAGGTTTTATATGGCTAACAACATTCATGTGATTTCCCAAAAAATCACTTATTGTTACCGTACCAACAGTATTGTTATTCTGAATTATCAATCTTATAAACCACTGCATTGATCCATTTACATAAATGGGATTAGCGGTATCTAAATTCTTTGTTAAGTTAAATGTTGGTGGGTTACAATTACATGAACCATTTGCATTAGCTACACCTTGACCATTAGCATCTAACCAATTGTTAGCATCACTTGTGGCAAAAGCAACAGCCTCCGCTTGTGAAATACAAGATCCTCTACCAAATGAAGGTGATGTTACGTTTACATAAGAACCACTACAAAATTGCCCACAATCATTCTTTTGAATTGACCTTGTTACACTAATAGTTGCATAAAATGTGGTTGCATTGGTTGTTGTTGTATTAGAATATTGAGTTCCATTTGTGCCTCCACCATAAACATTGGCTTGGTTATAATAAGCACCCGCTGCACAATTGACAATCTTAACGGTGAATACTATTTGTTGATAAGCATTGTTAGGGGCCAATACATCATACCTTGTAGCTTGAATGGTTGACCCAAATTGATTTACATTCCATCCCGGTGCATTGTAAGTTACAAATTGCATATTAGCGGGCATCACATCAGTAACCACTACCGCCGATCCATTGGTAGAAGTATTACCACTATTAGCAACTGTGATTGTAAAGTTAAAGTTAGTATTAACATTAACATCACTTGGTGCTGACTTAGTAATTTGAAAGAATGGTATTAATTGAGATTGAGTGTGATTATAACTATACCACTCGGAAACCGAAGAAGGAATTACACCATCGGGTTTATAAGTGCTATAAGGGTTTAATGCTACATAACCCCCCGTTTCTGCGGTGGTAATATTAAGAATAGAACCACTTGCTCTTTGTAGTTCTACCCCTATTTGATCGAATGATAATGTACCACTTCCCGGTAATGCCATTACGCAAGTTTAGATTCTAATTCAATTATTCTTTTATTTTGAACTTTAATTGCCTCAATTAATACAGGAATAATTTGATTATAAGAAACTCCTTTAATACCATCGTTACCAGTACTAACGGCATAAGGTAGTATTTTTTCAACTTCTTGTGCAATTACTCCATATTGATAATCATTATTTTTTTTCCATTGATAAGAATATCCATTTAATTTCAACAATTTATCAATTGGGTTATCAATTAATTTTAAGTTTTTCTTTAATGTTAAATCGGAGTTAGCAGTTATATTACCAGTTGCATAAATTGTACCAGATACATAAAGTTTATATCCATTATCAGAAGTTGTTCCTATAAGAAAATTTCCTCCATTAGTAACTGTAAAACGCCATGCTCCATTGGTATTATCATATAAACTAAATCCAGGAGCAGAATTAGTATTACCACCATATAAATAAAATTCTGGTGTATTACCTCCAGCTGATCCAGTTCCAGAGAATAATATACCATTTTGAGAAGTTCCTCCCGTAAGGGATAATTTAGCGGATTCAGTACTTGATAATGTTAATTTATAACTTGAAGAACTCGTTCCAATACCTACATTGCCCCCACTCGTAATTCGCATACGTTCGGTGCTGTTAGTGTTAAATGCCATAAAATTAGACGCCGTATCGTAACTTATTTTACCTAATTCTATATTAGACGAATTAGTAAGTCGAATAATTGATAGTCCATCCGACACTATTGTCAATGCTGCATTTTGACCCGTTGCACTTCTTTGCCCTATAAAAACTTCATCTCCAACTCCGGTTATAGGTGAGCCACTTTTTAAAGTATGCAATATACCACTTGGCGCAGTAGTTCCAATTCCTACGTTTGAATTAAATATAGTCATTACATAGTTGTTTTCACCAGCATTATTAATATTACCTAAACGAAGGTATCTATCATCAGTACCACCAGCAACCGAATTTGACTTTTGCCAAATAGCACCACCATTAGCTACACCAGACAACGACCATTGTGTATTATCACTACCAACAGTCATATTACCTTCTAAACGCAAGGTGCTACTAATTCTTGCAGTACCATTAACATGTAGTAATGTACTTGGCGAAATCGTTCCTATACCCACATTACCAGCAGAAGTAATTCGCATCCGTTCTGTAACACTACCCCCAGCAGGTAAAGTCCAAAATGTTAATGAACCATTAGTAGAAACATTAGATTCATCCCAAGACCTTATTCTTGCTACTTCAGCATTTGTAAATCCATAAAAAGACAAATCAAGATATTTTTCAACACCACTTCCAATTACGTTTCCATAGTTACCCCCAGTAGTTATTGCAATTTGTGATCTTGAAGCCGTCATACTTGCAGTTACTTGTGCGACTTCTAATAAAAATGATGGTGATTTTCCAATACCTACATTTCCTAAATGACTTGTTGTCCCATCTTGAGTTATTTTAAATCGATTAGTCCCACTATTACCATTTAATTTAATTAAATCACCAGTTCCATCTTGTTGAGCATTAATTAATGTATTTGTGCCTGAAGCATTATATACATAAAGCCTATCAGTTGTAGGTGCATAATTAATTCCAATATTAGTTGATTGAACACTACTCGAAAACGTAGCTGCGCCCGTAGCAGATAATTTTAAAGGAGTATTAGGGGCACTAGAAACAAATGATAAACCATTAGCATCATTTGTAATACTAAAACCATAAGATGTTCCAACTACTCCTAATAAATTTAAAGTTGAATTTGCAGTACTTACTCCGTTACCAATTGTTATTGTATTGTTACCCGTAATTAATCCGCTAAAAGTAGCAGTTATGCCACTCAATGCTCTACTAACTAATGTAACCGTAGTTCCATCATCTGTAATTGCACTATTGCCTATTGCAGTACTTGATGTAAACTTAGGAATGTAATTAATTGTTCCCGTTCCTGTTACGGGATTAGTTAATGAAGAAACACTTCCATCTGCCATTAAATATTGAGATGAAGTACCACCACTCTTAACTAAAGTTGTAGCAGTTAAAGTATTAGGAAATATTGAATTACCACTTGCATCTAATATTGTAACCCTTTTTGACACCGTACCAGTTGTATAAGCATCTCCTGTATATTGAGTAGCATAAATGGGTTCAGTTCCATCATCACCCGTAGCAATTTCAAGATACCCTTGATTAACACCACCTGCATTTGCACCAACAAACCAATTGTCATTAGTTCCCATTGATCCATAAATACCACGTTTAAGATTTGTAGTATCTGAGAACTGAATACTACTTGTCATTAATCCACCACTTAATGGTAAATAACTTGTATTGTCATAAGAAATTGTAGTACCCGTAGCTTTAACAAATCCTGTACCATTTAATGCAACTTGACCACCTAAACCAACTAACGTATAAGTTGGGATATTTAGTACGTTAGAAACCAATGTAGCACTACCACTTGACCCCGTTACAGTTAATGAAGTAATTCTATTTGTATAAGCACTATCCCATTGAGTAGCACTTGCAGTTGTGGGTATTGCATAACCAGCAGTTAAGCTTAATGCTAATGTACCACTTGTAGTAATAGGACTTCCCGCAATAGACAATCCCGTAGGAACAGTCATTGCTACTGAAGTGACAGTTCCAGAAGTTGTACTCTTATTATTAAAAGTATTCCAATCGGTAGAAGATAAGAATCCACTTGTTGAAGCACTTGCTTGATTAATTGATATTGTATTAGTTGTTCTAACTAATGGAGTTGTAAAAGTTAAAGCACTTTCTTTACCATTGAATGTATTCCAATCGGTACTTGAAAGATAGCCATTAGAAGACGTTGTAGCTTGCGATATACCATATACACCATTTGAGTAAGATAATGGAGCAGAAGCACTAAATAGTGCCTTAATCGAAGTGTCTGTCCCATTGTAAGGAGTGTAACCTAACACCGTAGCAATAGATTTCTTTTCCCACAAGCTTGTTGTTGTATTATAGAACAAACCATCGTTATTAGAAGGAGATTGAGCCGACACATTGTGTAACTCATCCATCTCATAACCATTTTGTACTTTAACTTCAATCACACCCAATGAAACGTGTGAACGAGTAACAACACCTATATAAACTAAGTGTGCAGGTGCATATTGTTTAGTTGCCGTATAAGTACCTGCCGTAGTTGGTGAAAGATATAATTGTTGTCCTTCACTAAATGCCGATGTATTAAGGTCAGTAACTGCTCCCACTATAACCACATTACCTTCAGCATTATTAGCCAAGGTAGCTTGAAGTAATCCTAATGTTTGTGCTGAGGAGGCATCTGATGTGGCTAATGCTAATGCAACCGTAGGTTTATTACCCGTAGCACCATTGATATAAACAACGCTACCTTTTGGCATTGACACACCACTACTATTCCTAACATTAATTACCAACTTATCAGCGGAGGCTAACACAGGGAATGTTTGCAATGCACCAGTTCCATCTACATATTGTAATGTAGTACCACTTGGTGTGGCTAACTTATTATTAAAGGTATTCCAATCCGTAGAACTTAAATATCCATTAGTAGATGTATTTGCTTGTGTAATCACAAAGCTATTAGTACCACTATTATAACTTAATGGAGCCGTACCACTTGGCTTAGAAGATAAATCGGTAAATAATCCCGATGTAGCAACGGTGGCTAATGATGGCTTACCTGTTAAATCGGCATAAGCACCACTTGTAGCTACGGTGGCTAACCCGGGGGCCGTACCAAAGTTTAACTCATTGATATACGTTTTACCCGCAAACTTCGAGTTATAAATAGAATCAGTAGTAGCACCATTAAAATAT